CCTAGCATCTTCACACCATTTCACAGCATACTTACCTTCAGTTACTCCTCTAGGTTTCCACTTGGCAAACCAAGGACCACCTGTTGTAAAGTGTACAATCTTTGGTTTTATTTGTTCTGATGAATGACCATCAAGCCAGTTCCATTCTTCAGGTATTTGACCTATATCAGATTCTTCATCAGGCAACCATTTAAATGTATGTAACCATCTACCTTTTTCTGTGTTAATAGCATCAACACTTAACTTATCTAGATAATGATGCTCGTTATTAAACATCATAAGACTAGACCAGTTCTTCATGCTATAAGGTTCTTGTGCTTGACCATCCATTTTAACACCTTTTTCCACATTATACTTGTGATGTACTGCCCACACAGGATAATAAGCATCTCTACACATATCAAATAATTCTGTTATATCACCAAAGCAATACATATCACAATCCATGTATAAAGATAACCCAGTGTACATACTTAAATGTGGCACAAGAAACCTAGTGAAACTAAAATCAGTAGAGAAAGGTCTGCCATCTATCTCATCATACTGTTGATTACCTATCTTATTAGACCTTCTTCTAAACATACCATTCTTAATCAATGCATCTTTTTTAAGAGGCACTATTCTTACAGGATTCTTGGCACGTATTTCAATAGAAAACTTTAATACTTCATAAGCTGCATGTTCTCTAGGGTCATAGCCAATATACACTGTATCCATATCATTTCTAATTTTTGTTTGCATACTAGAACTTCCACTCATAATCTATGAAAAATGTTCCAGCTTCAAAACCTTGACCTACTCTTTTTCTTTCATAAGCTATTTTTAATTTATCATCATTAGATAATTTTTTAGTAGCATAACTTCTAAACTTAGAACCATCATGCTCATTATCTAAATCATGATAGTATCTATATCCTATAGAGTCAAACCAGGGGTCTGCCTTTAATTGTAATGTTATTAAACTAACCATTAATATTAATATTATTCTCATTTACCTTGTCCTTTATATTTTTTAAAATTTCTACGTTTGTGTTTATTCTTTGGTCTACTCCTAATAGATTTACCTATAGAAGTTACCTTCTTAAAAAAACTTCTTATTTTTTTTCCTGCACCTACTATTGCTCTTGCCATAAAAAAATAGGCAGAGACTCTAGTGAATCCCTGCCATGCTCCTATTGTATTTCTATTTGTCTTGGTTTCTTTTCTTCAGGTATAATTTGTTTGAGTTTAATCTCTAATATACCACGAAGGAAAGTGCAACCCTCTACATGTAAAGTATCGGCAAGAACAAACTGTCTTTCAAAAAATCTTTTACCAATACCTTTATGTAGATATTCTACATCCTCTTCTTTATCAGCAGACTCACCTTTAATAGTTAGTTTATTTTCTTTAACACTAACATCAAGTTCTCTGTCTTTAAAACCAGCTAATGCAAATTGTAATAGATACGTATCTTCCTCAGACTTAATTAAGTTATATGGAGGATACCCTGTATCTCCTACGTTATCACTTAGCATTGTATTAAACAAGTTATCAAAACCAATAGCTTGTCTAGTAAGATTATCTAAATTAAATGTTACCATTTTTATTCTCCTTTATAAGCAAGTTAAAAATTAAAGTCCATATTGGCACTTTATAATACTATTATACCACATTTTGTGTATAAATGCAACAAAAAAATTAAATATCTACTAACTCACAGGAGCCTGCAGTACATGCTAATTCTTGCGAGCCTCTAGTGTTATCTTCTTTTTCAAAGTCTTGTAACTTTGCCCAATCTATTTTTTCAGGCATCTTTGATTGTAAAGATTCATACTGCTCTTTATCTATATCTTGATAAGGTGCTTGCTGATATGTGTGGTCAGAGAAAGGTAAGAAAGATACACCAGAAAGATAATCAAAATTATCCCAACACCAGTTACCTACATTTACCCATTCTTTTTCTTTAACAGAAATAGTAACAGAGGGTTTATGTTCACACCAATGCTGTGCATATAACTTCCATATCTCTAACTGCTCTATAGCAGACATATCATTTCTATAAACGGCAGTATCAGAACACTGCATAGGAAAAGAAAATACTGTAGTATGGTCAGGCTTCATTACATCTGGTTCATTTGGTATACCTTGCTCTTTCATAAACTCTGTTAGTGGGTCTTTATTATCACCTCTAACTGTTCTAATGTAATAAGGATTATGTCTAGCGTGAATACCACTAGCACTATCTACTAACTGGCTAACTGTACCTGAAGGTTTAACACAAGTGATAGCTGTTGATTGTGGTATACCTAATTTTTCTGCCCACTCTTTGTTTGTTATAACAGCTTTATTTCTCATGCCTTGTAGTATTTCTGGTAGTCTTTCTCTTCTTCTATTAATAATAGAGTTATCCATAATGCCTGTAAGAGATACACCTAATAATCTTTCTTCTTCTGTATTTGTTTGCCATCTCTTTCTTAAATAACCAAAGTCAGTTAATGTAGCTTGTATTGTACCTAGTATAGTAGCGACTTCTATTTTATCGTGTAGTGTAGCCTCAGTATCCATAGGCCTTACTACTACCTCTGTAAGATTACAAAACTGATTTGGTCTTAATATAATTTCTGAACAAGGATTAGTTCCGAAAGGATGGTCAGCATTTCTTCTACCATTTTCTTTTGCTTTGTTCTGTGCAGAAACTCTGTTGAATATACCTCTTTCTCCAGATTTACTTTCATAAAGAGAGAGCCATTCCTTCATAAAAATACCTGCATCTGGTTGTTCAGTATAAACAACAGAGTTATTTGCTAGTGCTCTTTCTGGGTTTGTTTCCCACCAAGCACCAGACTTTGCTGCTCTTAATCTTTGGTCGGAGAGATTACTCAAAGATATAAGGGCAGACCTACGCACACCACCAACAACCACTACTTCACCTGTCTTGCACGCAATATCATGACACTCCATAGAGTTTAACTTTCTACCTTTAGCACCTTTAAATTTTTCTATAACAAAATCAAAAAGATTAACTAAAGGTTGTGGGCCACTTGCTCTACCACCAAATGTTTTTAATCTTTGACCGGCTGGTCTAATCTTACTAACATTTATCTTTGGTATTCTACAAGTATAAAGATAAGATATTAAATCTTTAAATCCTCTTGCCCAACCCTCTTTAGAGTCAGCAACAGAAATAACATCTTCTGTCTGTTCAAATTCTCTATTTGGTATTGTAGGTAGTTTATTTACATTTTCTCTTTCTACAGAGAAACCAACACCTGTACCATTCATTAGTATGTATAGTATCTCATCAAAAGCCTTTGGATTGTCTATAGGTATATAAGAACAATTATAGCCGGCAATGTTTTCTCTTTCTAGTGCAGTGCCTGCTGTCATTAATGCTCTCATAGAAGGCATAACAGAAAGATTAATTATATAATCTTCTATCCTTCTAACATCTTCACTTTCTAATTCTACATTTAAATTTTTCTTTAAATGTATCTGTATAAAAGTAGTTAATCTAGTTACTGTTTCTATCCAAGACTCTCTTCTTCCTTCATCCTCTAACCATCTAGAGTATCTAGATTTGTGAATAAAGTTTTGGTATTCTGTTGGTAAATAATTATTGCTCATTGTACTCCATTTCTAAAATCATTTCTGCGTAGTGTATTACTTTTTCTATATCTTTTCTGCCTTCACCTTTTCTTCTGTGTCTAGTAATATATTTAATTATATTTCCTTCAAGAAAAGTCAAGTCATTTCCTACAATAAATTCTACAGGCTGTATCTTACAATCTTTGTAATGGCTACCACCTACTTGTTTTAATGTAGCTCTCATAGCTTCTTTTTGTAAATCAGTTTTTTTAAAACCTTTTTCTTTTACTGTTTCTTTAATTGCTTCATCCATCATTCCCATGTTTGCTTGCTCCTCATAATTTATCATATCAGCATATAGTTTAGCATGATTCTCTTCAAATGTCAAATCTTTTTTCTTCTGTGTCATGGTCGCCTCTTAATACGCTTCTAATTCTGTTTCTTAAATATTTTTTATTGTCTGCATGTATAACTTTATAAGCAAAAGACCTGGCTTTATCTGGTTGAACTCCGGCCATATCACAAACTGTTTCAAAGTTTTGACATGTAACACCAACCTCAGAAAAAAACCAAGCCTCTGCTCGTGCCTTATTAACTTTATCATTAGATGTAATTATATTCTTTGATACATCTAACAATGCTTGTAATATAACACACAGAAAAAGTCTCTTCTCTGAATTGTAAGGCTCAGAATAAAATACATTTTCTATTTGTATTATATCATGTTCGTTCTTCATTTACTTCATCTACGTTAGGTTCTTTTTCAACTTTTGTAAGATATCTTTTACCGGTTGAATAATTAAAAACACGAAGTCCTTTACCATCATTAGCATCACTCCAACAATCAAACTTATAATTGCAATACATACAAGCAGTATCGAGCTTATAGTTGCCAGACTTTCCATCAGGAACTGCCGGATAACATTTGTCCGGAGGTGTATCTGAATTAACAACTTGTTTAATCTTTTGTATTCTTTTCTTAGCATTTATCATCTCCAATGAATGTACTTTTGTATAACATATTTCTCCTGTAGATTTGTTAATAACTAAAAAGCCTGCCTCATCTACACCATTGCCTTCTGCATAAGCAGATATCTGAGATATGTAACCAAAAGGGTCATCACTAGCTAGGTTATTATACTTAAACTTAGTATAACCCCTACCAGATGCACTCTTACAATCTACTAAAACACCATCAATAAAACAATCCTGGTGTCCTTTAATCCCTTCTACTTCTACTTGCTTTTGTTGTTGTGTTACCTTGTGACCAGATATGGAGGCAAGCATAATTAATAACTCCTCTAAAATATAACCATAAAGAAATTTTATTCTGGTACTAGGTGCCAAAGGTTCATTGTGTGGCTTTTTAAAATCATACCATAACTGCCTATCTGGTCTACCTATAGTTGATAATCTTAATCTAGGTTTATCCTGTGGTAACTCTTTTAAAAAGTCTTTTACATGAACCTTAACTGAATTAGCAAAGTCATCTATACATTTATCTACTTCTTTTTCAGTTAGTTCTTCGTTCTTCTTTTCGAATAAACTGTATATATCTTCTACTATAGTATCTATATTTTTCATAAATAAAATGTGGAGAACTGCCAATCTACACAGCTCTCCACTATCCTTTTAATTAAGAGGCAAAAGGAATTTTTTCGTCTTCAGAAGAATACCCATCAGGTACAACATCAAATGCATCATCTGCATCACCCTGATAAGGAACTAAATCTATAACCTGTACTTTTTTAAGGTCAGCAGAAACACCGGCCCTACCTTTATACTTCCACTCATATGTGGTGTATAGTACATTTACTTTAGAACCATTACCAATTAATGTATTCATCATGGTTCTCTTCTGAGCATCAAGAACTTCCGGTGCACTATTTAAGTTACCATCTTTTCTCTTAACGTTTCGTTTGATGCTAACAAAGTCTCCTCTGTCATCACCTTTATTCTTTATAGTAAGACCATCTTTCTCTGCGAGAGCCTTGTTGTCTGCATCCAGATTACCTACATCAATACTCCATGTACCATCTGAATCAAAGGTTGTGTTTGGGCTGATAATGCTTGCCCAATAAGCTGTTCCACTAATAACACTCATTCGTGTCTCCTTTTTTGGTTAATAAAATTATATTATAGCATAGTTTATGTATCATTGTCAACACTTTTTTTAATTATATCTACGTTAAATAATTTCTGGATATTCATTAGATACATCTTTGAAGCATTATGGTCTCCACCAGATACTTCTCTTTTGTTAGGTGTATTCTTTATAATCTTCTTTAACATATCTGTTTTAAATACCAATGTTCCATACACTTCATCTCCTATACAAAGATTATGAAACCAATAATCTGATTCGGTAGAGGCAATGCCACTTGGCTTACCATAGCTCTCAAACT